CGAATTACCGTCTGATATTGTTTAATTGTGTTTTTATCTTTTCCACCGTTTAGATATGCTTGGATCCTTTCGACATCGGTTTGTGTTAATGTGGTGTACTTTCGAATCAACCCATAAAAATCAACATCCTCACATCCAGCAAAGAAAGCATTAATATAATTGTCGGCTTCATCGTCTGGCATGTTTTTAAAAAGATCTTTCACCATTAAATTCAAGATACTTGGATGATCCACAATCACTTTAAAATCTACCGTACCTTGTCTTGATGTGTTCTGATAGGTATAAACAGGTTCGGGACGACCTAAAAAGATGTTTTCTTCCCATTTAGCAGAATTTTGTTCGGTTACTTTCAATCCATATGGTGGGAACCACATAACTCTACCACCATTTGCTCCTCTTTCACAATATGGTAAGTCATTATATGTAAATCCAGGGGTGTTTGATGTCCGCCAAGCTAAATTTTCAATAGAGAACATATATTTCTTAGCATAAAACCCATCACCCTTACCTTTTGCCATGTTTGTTGAACTACTATCGAAACCACCATTGCCGTTTGAATTAGGGTATATGTTTAAATTCCATGCATTTGAGAAAACACTACTATTAAATTTTCGTGCTAATCCAGATCTTTTCATCGTATCCGAATTATTCATATAAGCCCTATCTTTCGTCCAAACTCTACAATATTCAACTCCACTTTCAGTTCCCGTATATTGATTAACATATTTCACCGCAGAACCTCTTGATATCATTTGGTCGTCTTCCCTGAAAACTCTACTTGTTTGATCAATTACATTTGCTACATGAGAACGTGCTGCTCCACCTTCTGTGGGCATTGTTTCAAGAATTTCTTGTGTTAATCCTAGTATAGAATCCTCTCTAAAATCATAATTTGTTGATAGGGTTTCAGTAAATTGAGATGCCTCAGATTGATATTCAACATTATTTACCCCTAATTTGTTGTTAGAATTTGAACTAATCCATGTTAATTTACCACCAATTCCACCACCCTCAACGATACTTTTTGTTCTTGAAAATACTCTGGCTTGTACCTCGTCAAATAATATACTCAGGTAGTAACTACTCCTTATTTGACGGTCGTAAAAGTCGGACATTGCGTGTTTAACATCGTTTCCACGATCATCTCCAATATATGCGGTTTGTTTCGGAGCTTCTAATCCTAAGAATTTATTAACACCCATAGCGGCCTGATCAGCAAAACTAAACAGTTTTGAAGTATTTTGTGACCTCGCTGTCGTAGTATAATCAGGTCCATACTTTGAATATGATAGATTATCATATAATGTATTCTTTTGCATTCGCCCCAAATACTCAATGAACAAATCCGATGGTTTTCTTGTTGTTGTAGGTCTTCGCTGAATTCCAATCAAAGATCCAAGCGCTCCTGTAATATCCTGACCTAATCTTCCTGCCTCAGTTCTCGCTTCTGGACGGTTCTGGATTGGGTTTTTAGGATTTGAGAGGTAATCACCCGGAATTTCAGACCATGGAAATTCAACACCCGTAACTGTCTGTAAGAAATCTATACCCTTACCTGGTAATGTTTTAGCAACGGTAATTTTTGTGTTCGCTTCAACTAATGTTTCTCTACCCGTAAGTAAATTAATAGCTGTTGAGGTATTTCCTTGTAATGCATCAAGTAATCTTACTTTACCAGCTGTCGTTCTGTATAAGTTTGATTGCATCCTGCCGAAAAATGGACCCTGTACATTATTTTGAATATTCCATGCGGCAAATTTCATCATTTCTGATTCATTGGAATAATCCTGTCCAGACATAATACTTACAAAACTATGATATTGTCCCGTTTCAAAGTATGGATATAATTGAAGGTTGGCTCTCCGAGGAATGGTGGCCATACTCTCATTTACAAAGTATTCAACTGGTTTATATAAGTTGTGAGTTTGTGCCTGTGTCAACTCCTGTGGTCTCGTATCTTCAACATCACCTGGGTCGGCGTTCGACATATCTCTAGTAGTATTAACAGAGTAACTATCCGCGGTAAAACTTTGGGGACCGTTTGGAACTGTTAATGTCCTACCCAGTATATAATTTCTGAATGTCTTAGTGCTATCAAAATCTAAGTGACTTGGCATTATAATCTTTTAATATAAATACAAGTTAGATGATTTCTGATTATTTCTGTTGGAACTTTTCTATGTATGCATTTTGCCATTGAGATATAAATAATGGACTGTTCATGATATCTCGTCTAGACTGATCATAATTTACGTCGGATCTAAGAGTAATTGTACTATTAATCGTTTGGGTGGTACCTTTCTTTTCTTCTGTGGTAGGAGTTTCTGTTTTAGCTGGGGTTGTATTCATAGCGGTCGGAGAGGTTGCTTCGACTTTTCCAGATGGTTTCATATTTGTATCAAACTCTTTATTCATAGCCGCCATTATTACATTTACATCCATTTTTTCCCCAAACTTATCAACTAATCCCGCCGCCTCTATTGCGATTGCTGCGGGGTCAAATCCAATTGATTCTGTGAGCATGTTTCCTAATTTACCAGCCTGAATTCTCGCTGTTGCAGTAAGAAATGACACATCACGATTAATATTTTCGATAAGACTAACTTGTTGTAATGCAACATCTTCCATTGTCAAGTCTTTGAAAGCCTCTCTTTGGTCTAATAATAATTTAGCCTGTTCCTCGGTCATTGTATCTAATGCGATCTCAGTTTGTTTACCCATAGAATCTTGTAAACTCTTTGGAACTTCAATTACCATTCTTCCTTCTTTCATCTGAGATAGGTTTGTTAAAAACTCTCTATCTTCTTCATCAATAGTAAGACCCTGTGACATTAAATCCGAAGCGGCTTGTGTTCTTTCCATGGATGCAACTGCTGTTTGAGTTAAATCAGCCATCGACATACCAAGTTCATCAGCCATTGCTTTTGCTCTTCTAAGGTTTGCCCCAGTAATTTCAAATCTTCCTTGTTCATTATTATATGTTACCAATGATTTCGACGCTTCAAGTATTGCGTCTTGTAACCCCTCAACATTATTAGTTGCCATATACATTAATTTGATTGGGTCATTAAAATCGCCCATGGCACCACCAATTACTTGCATGTTTGATACGAATTCTAATGCACCTTCAGGTGACCATACTTTTTCTGCTAAAGTAGCTGCTGAATTCATATTAAATCTAAATTCAATGGATTTTTGAACCATTCTCGTTAATCCCTCGACACCATCCTTAAATCCATACTGATTTAACATATATAAATTATCATTAAGATCCTTAACGGTTCTCCTAGAATTTAAACCAATTTGTAATGCACTCAATCCCGCCTCGTTAGTTGCTTGGGTCATGTCATAGATACCCATCGAAACTCGTTCAAAATTTCCTGCCATGGCAGCATATTCTCCCATATCTGTAGCGAATTTACTAGCCAGCGCCATTTCTTCTATTGTTTCTCTACTAAGAAGTCTAAATTTCCCTGAATTTGCAACTAAATCGGATACTGCACTTGATAATACGTCGAAACTAATTCCTAATTTGATGGCTGCTGGATACGCCTCTGTAATCTCCTCTCTAAATCGTTTAGAAAGATCCCCCAACATACCAGTGTTTTCGTTGATCTCCATAAGGAGTTCATTCTGTTGTTGGAAATTTAATACGATACCCTCACCGATATTTTTAGCCATATCTTTAATGATTGTACCCATATTCTTGATTTTACCTTCATTATCAAGGAGGATACTAAGAACAGAATTCATATCTTGGAATTCATGTTCAGCCATTCCCACATTAGTTTTAAATTGTGTGGCTAATCCTTTTTGTACCCATCCACCGAGAGTTGTTGGCGAACCCATAGCAGTACTTCCCGCTTTATTACCTGAGTCTTCGTCTTTAGTAGGTGAATATTTACCGTCTGGATCAAGATTGGAATATATTGCATATTTGGTTGCTAAGGTGGGGCCAGACGCTCTGGGATGGTCTCTAATATATTCCATCTCAAAATCCGCCACGCTCCTATTAGCCGCTCGTACATATTCCTTTTCTCTTGCAGTCATATTCTATAAATACATTATTTTGAATTTTCCAATTCGTGAATGTATTCAATAAAATATCTTCGAATATAGATTGGCATGGAAATAATATCGGAATAAGAAAATCCTCTTCTAACTAAAAATAAAATCTCATCTAGTTGACCTTTACGATATTCCGTAGAAAGGGCGAAAAAATTCCACCCCAAATCCAACAGTAGCGTGGACAATTTCCTTTGTGGGGGTTTCAATAGTTTGGGTTAAATCCAAACCGGGTTTGTTTTTCTCAACGAATTTTTGAAAATCTTGAGAATCTTTTAATGGCATTTTATCGTTAATGAATCCAAAAATCTGCATTGGGTCTCGATTTCCGTCTACGGATTTAATCATCATTTCAAGTCTTTTTGTTTTAAGTGGGGCAATACCCTCACCCTTCCATGTATCCGATAAATTCTCAAGTTCATCCTCTTGTTTTTGTGTTAAGAACTTAAATGTAATTGGTATTTTGGTTTTTTCTAAAAAATATGTAAATTCCCCATTTGAGTCTTCTTCCAAATCGAAGTCTTTAATTTTTATAGTTCCTAAATCAATAACCGTTTGAAAGGTTACTTTTGTTGTAGGATCCGTGACCGTCATATTATATTCTGACCCGAAAGCGGTGTTTCGTAAAAATATTAATATCGCTTCACGGTCTTCTTGGACAATATCTTCAACAGATAAATCCCTGTCAAGAACTTTTCGCCTTAATAATTCAACAATCACCTGACTTTGTGCTAATAGGTTGGGTGAGGACAGTATATTCTCGTCTGCTGCGGTCAAATAAGCCACTCTGACGGACTTTTTCTTACTTGGGTAATGAATACCCCTACTTGGTAGTTCGACCACGTCATATGCAATCGTTGGGTCGATTCTTGATTCTTCCATATTCTTATCTTTACTTAATAATTATTTGAAAGCAAATTTTCGACACTAAACCTCATTTACTGTCAATTGTTTGGTTTCTGGGCATAAAAAATTCCCACATACATAATATATGGGAATTTCTTCACATTATCAATAGATAGTGAATATATATTTTAGTAAACCTGTATGCAACGATCCATTCTAAGAGAAGCGTCAATTGTCGCTAAATCATCTCTTGAATAATCTAAATCACCAAAGTTAAGATCAGTTAAGAACGTACCTTGGAGAATCCATTTTTCAACAACCACACCAGTTGGGTCTAACATTTCTAATTCAACGTCTTTTTTGTATCCCGCAGCGTATCCCATTCTACCTGTAACAGACTCCGCGTGTAAGCGGAACCATTCCATGAGTGCCTGTGAAGCAGAAGGACCGATTGGATCTTTAAAAGTAACTTTTAATTCATTCCAAACAAATCTACCTGCCACATATGTTGAGGTGTTAAGGAATGGAATTTCTGTTGGATTAATTTTTGCACTTGGTCTTGCGGCTGAAGTCACATACCATTCATTTATTCCGAGACTCGAAGGGAATCTGAGAATAAATCGGTTTTTTCGTTTCGGTTCGTAAGGAACCGGCATCTTCATTAATAGATCTGCCATTTTATATCTGTATTACGTTTATTGTTTATTACTATAAATATATTAAATCTTGAAAATATCACCATATTTTACAATGTCAGTTTTTTTTCGTATTTTTTAGACAAAGGATCCTAATAATATTACTATAAATACTTCAACATGCGTAATATATAGTGGACCAAATTAAAATTCCAAAATTTCTTCACTTTTTTTTCGTAACCCTTGTTTTTGTCAAAAAATTTCCGTATATTTTTGGTCCTAATCCAATCCAGAATATATCGGTCCTATTTCCAGTATTGGACCATTTATATAAAAATACTAGATAAAAGCACTTCTATAAAAAATACTAGAAGAAAGGCACCAGTATAATACTAGTTTGGGTGAAATGAAAAAAGGGTGAGAATTAAATTCCACCCTTTTCTTTTATGTTCAAATCTAATTTTAAATATTCTCGAAAGATGCTCCTGTTGGAGTGATAATGAATTCAACATCGATATATTCTAAAGATCTGGTAGGTTTGATATAAATCTTACCTCTGAGAGTGTTTTGATCAATATCTTCAGGATCGTTTGAAACTGTCATTCTGAAGTCATATAATCCTCTTTCTTTCTTAATCGCCTCAAGGATTGGATTTACTAATCTTGTAAATTCATTCCTTACTTGTTCGTCATTTTGTTCAAATAACAACCTTACAGCGACAGCCGAAACAAGTTTTCTGGTTCTTAACAGTAATCTTCTCACATTAATTCTATCCAAAGCGGATTCTTTAATCTGAAGAGTTTTGTTACCCCAAATAATTGTACCTGTATCACTAAACGTTGCGATTGGGTTAATTCTCATTTTATAAAGATCATCCCTTTCGTCAAGTGTTAGTTTCTTGAGAGCTTTAACAGCATTTACAAGTCCTCTTGAATAACCCGCAACTGCGAACCAAGGATAAGATACGTTGTCAGTCAATGCAATGTTCCTTACAACCTCACCTGTTGGCGGGATGTAAAGTTGTGTTGAATTATCGTTATCTCTAACCTGAATCCAAGGCCAGTATGTACATGAATAGTTAGTGTCTAACCCGATTGTATCCATTGCGTCTACAACTTCATCAACAGTATCATAATTTGGTGATGCTATTACATAAAGTGAGTCGGCTCTATCCGATTCAGTCATATCAATTGCTTGTTCAACTAACGATGATTGATCGTACCAGTTAATACCTGGGGTTGCGAAAACATTAATATCAACCGCTTCAGGGTTAGCGTAAGTTTCAATACCTGCAAGGAATGAATAATAGTCAGAGTTTCCAACATTTGAATTAAATACTCCACCATTGTCGGTATTGTTATCAAGATAAATGGTCTTTCCATAGATATAACCATCACTAAATGTTCTTACGTCTCTATAAATGTCCCAACCGTCGAAACCACCACATACAGCGAAGGTAAACTTGCGATATGCTGTTGTTGCCAACATTCCTTTATTAGTTCCTTCCAAATCATATGGTGTCGTATCGAACATGAACCCTGTTATCGTTCCGCCAGTGATTGATGCTGCGTTAACTGATAAGTGGAAACCTGTTGATGCGGAACTTGGAGAAGTACCTTTATATTTAAATAAATCGGAATCAAATCCCATTTGAGATGAAAGTCCCAATGACACTCTTTTTACTTTGTCAGTTGATATATCATCAGGAACACCATTCGTATATGTTACAACATCACCAGCGGTGTAATATTGCGTTTTGTACATAGTATTACCTAACGAAGCTGAACCTACGGAATCGGCATAAAACCCTTTGAAACCGGCAGGAATTGCATCAGTTGGATGGTCTTCCATCATTGATAACATGATATATTTCGATTTCAACTCATACGTAGTATCAGAGGTACCGATTTTCAGTGCCACATAACCTGGTAATTCTGGGTTCATAGAACATCTTGAATATTTTTCGAGAACAACCATATTATCGTCAGTATCGTTATAATCACGAACAATCACATTAAACTCGGCGGTCTCAAGATCAATATCCTGAATTGTTACTTTAACTTCCTGGTTTGCTGAGTTACCGTCAGCGATTGTGATAATTCGGAATAAGTCAGCAACTCTTCCACCTCTTACTTCTGAAACAACCATTGGTGACATCGGCGTATCCCATTGTGTTAAGAAGTCGTCACCAACTTGGTGAGAAAGTGCAGTTGAACTTAAACCTCTAATTAATCCACGAGAAGATAATGCTGAAACTAATTCTGGGTATGATTCAAATGTATAAAGTGGATAATCTCCATAAGCTTTATCATATACATCAACGCCTAAAACTTTTCTAACGAATTTTGTTGAAGAACTATCCATTGAACAGGTGAACGTTTTTTGTGTTCCACCTTGAATATCTACTGTAAGTATGAAATCACCCAATGGATCTGACTCGATGGTTGGATTTCCAGATATTGTATCGATTGTAGATGACATTGTAACACCAGTTGTCTCTAAAAGTAAATTAGAAACAGTTGTATAATGTCCTCTTGACCTTAGAGCCGATACCATGATACCGTCATAATCTCCAACGGTTGCGGTGTACGTGTATTGTGTTACAGTAAATCCGCTTGTGCCAGAATCATACTCAAAAAGATACGACCAAACTTCGGAAACTCCGTCGAAATAATCATTACTCCAAGTATATCCTGTGAAGTCACCAATCGGAGTGTCTGAACCTGTAAGGTGTGTTCCGGTTAATCCAGAGGTACCCGATTCAGGGACGAGACCAATTGTAAACCAATCATCATCATTATATGTAGATTGGTTAGCCACGATAAATTCTGGTACGCTAACACCAGTTGTTGCAGTTTTACCTGTTAACGGATCGTTAAACGTTCCAAGGCCAGTCAATGCATTCATAGTTCCTGCTGATGACACTGGTGCGTCTGAGGAAAGAACCGCGCTTCCTAATGTTTTTACTCCCCATGTGGTTACGGGTTTATATCCTGTTAATCCAAGAATTCTTGTTACGAATAATTGATTGGATTCCTGTAAATACGATTTAGCTACATAAGGTAGTTCATATTTAGGATTGCCCGCTCCATCTTTTAACGGTGATGTAGATCCAAAATAAGTTTTGAATTCATCGAAATTAGTAATTAAAAGTGGTTCGAAAGCTGGGCCTTTAAGAGTTTCACCCACTAATCCTAGTGTTGTTACTCCAACGCTTTGTGCCACAAATGTTAAATCTTTCTCAGATGTATATACACCCGGAGAAACGAATACTCTGTTTGAATTTGCCATTGATTTCTATTTGGTTAATTGTTTATTTTATTGTCATTAATCATAAATATCTGTATTTTTCACAAAGGGGCCGTAAGAAATAAATTCGTAGATAGTATTTTATCCTTTTTTACTATTATTTATCTTTAGATATGGAAAGCAAGAGTAAAAACATCAAGATCAGTCCAAAACACCATGAGATCCTAAAGACCCATTGTGACAAAAACGGACTCAAGAGTTATCGA